TTCTGTACGAGCAAGAGGCAGTAGGAGCTATTGCAAAAGCTCTTACCATATTGTGTTCACGTGCTATCTCAGCAGCGAGTTCAATTCCTTTTTCTAATTGTTGTGCAATAGCATCAGCTACTGTCTCAACCATCTCACCATTTAATCGTTTAGCTAATGCTACACCGAATTGTTCATAAGTTACCTTATATTTTCTTAGTAGATTTGCTAAACCTAGCATACCTAAGCCGACTTGGCGGTCGAGATTAGCTGGCAAGTATTCTCCAGTTGCTCCAACACCTGTCCTACTATGGAGCTCGCACAATTCGAGCATACCTTCAGTGAAACCCGTTGCGATGTCATCGATTGTACAGGCTGAGAGATTGACATGCTGTAACAAGCATGTTCCTCGTGAGGGCAAGTAAACCTCAAGACACACGTTCCCGTAGATGCGTTTTCCATTGTTATCGTATTTTATTTTGTTAAGCCAAATGTCCCCTGATTTGATTCCGAGGAGGATGGCATCTTTAGTTCTGGCATCTGTTTTATTCCAGAGCCCTCCATCAAGGTCGATGCACCTTTTGATCCAAGGGAGTTCAGATCTAGGAGCTTGCACGAACTCAATAACATCGGGGTGGTCAATATCACAATGAGCCACAATTGCCCCATTTTTGTAGACCCCGCCTCTTCTGAGTGTTTCATTTAATGTAGAATAAATTTTAGCAAATGAGACTGGACCACTAGCTGTTAAGCCTTTTCCATTCTCGTGTCCTTTAGGACGTAATTTAGATAGGTGTATTGCACACCCTGCCCCATGCCTGAGTGCATGAGAAGCAAATCTCCAGCTAGCCTCAATGCCCTCTGAACCCTCCATAGAGTCTTCAACGACAAATACAGTGCAACTCACTGGAAGTCTTGATTCTGGGTTATCCAACCATGATTGGACCCGACCAGTGCGGGAGATAAGTTCTGCGGTCATTAAACTAAGTCTGTTAAAGTTGGTGGTTTATAATTTGGTCCTTTAAGAACCTTTCCGTCTTCACGGTATATTGGTTTTCCTTCACTATCTAGCTTAGACATATTACTTTTATGTATTCTATCTAAAGCTTCATCTAAGAACCAACCCATGTTCTCAGCGTATTGATAACACACATAAACTAGATCAGCTAATTCCTTTAATGCCTCTGATTCAAATACTATATTCTCACGAAATAGCATACCTTCAGATTCAAGAAACTCTTTAAATTCCTCTACGATCAGATTCTTCTGATATGTACGCTTGTCTTTCGTCGTTGATGATTTCAGGTTGTACTGGGTACGGAATTCCTTGGCTTGCTCGGAAATAAAGGTTTTTTTCATGGGTGAGTTCGTTCTCTAAGTAGTGGATAGCTTTTTCTAAGTCTTGTATCTTACTATCTTTGTAACCTGCCCTGCAGATATACTTGATAGCATTACCTAAATGGAAATTCAATCCTTGGTCTCTAATAAAATCCCAAACATCGAAAGATCCCCTTTGGTAATAGGCTGGTCTTTGGGCCATTTTGCTAATAAATTTGTGATGGAATTAATCAATACAAAGTTCTGCCTTTGTAAAGCTAAAAAAATAGTTATTATATCTTCTTTTCTTGTTTCATCTTTAGGCAATGCTATTTCTAGTTGCCTCATTTTAAACTCTTGTTCAGTTGTTAATTTTGTAATCGGTGGCGGGGGACCAGAGGATCGGTTCTTTTTTTGTGAAGTCATAATCATCAGCAGTTAATATACGAGCAAGCCTAGCATTAACTAAAGCTTCTTCTTCAGTTAGGTTTTTGTCATCGAACGCTTTTAATACAGTTTTCCAACTGTAACCATGCTCTTCAAATAAAGAAGTTGCTCGTTTAACGCCGATTCCTGGTACGCCTCCGTATCCATCAGTCTGATCACCTGCTAAGGCTTGTACGAGATGCCATTTAGCACCGTCTTCTTTACTGACTGTGAATACTTCATCAAAGTTATACAGCTGACCAGGTATTTGTTTCATATCTTTATCAGGAGATACTATACAATTACCAGGAAATTTTGTAGCATAAATGCCCATTGAATCATCAGCTTCAAGAGTAGGCTTGATGATTACTTTGTACTTTTCTTTTAACGCATTGATAACACGTTTATATCCGCAAGGTTTCTTACGGTTCCTGTGTCCTTTATAGGACTTTTCAATTTGTTTTCTAAAATTCTTACTGTCTGAAAAGAACAATATTATATCGGAGAATTCCCCAAAATTGTTTCTGATCTTGGTAAGTTCTCGTTCTGTAGCACGGTATGCATCGTCAAAGTTACTGGTAACAAGAATAACATCGTCGCCAAAATCAACTTCAGATTCTGCTGCAGCACACGCCTTATAGACAATAAAGTCTGCATCAATTAATAGTTTCATACATTAGTGAACATCTGCCCAAGTAGAACCTGATTTAGATTCTGCTGCTATAGGACATCTTAAATTATAATACTCACCAGCTTGGGTTGCAGATAATTCAAGTAAGAACTTGAGATCTTCTACGTCTTCTTCTTTACATTCAAATTGTAGTTCATCATGAACGAATGCAAGTTGTTTAGCAGTTGGTGGTAAATTTTCATGGGTTAATAGCATCCATTTTTTAGCGAGTACAGCTGATGATCCTTGAATAAGATAGTTAAGTGACTTGTGTTTTGAATCAACAAGTATCTTACGTTTATCTATACCACGGACAAAACCTTTCTCACTAACTTTGTGTACTCCCTCCAAGAGTTTTTCAAGACCTGGGATGGCATCGATGTAAGCCTTACGGATCTCTTTGCCTTTCTTCTTAGCCTTCTCTGGGGATAGTTGTTTATCATATGACATACCTAGTTTCTGGTCTCCAGCTCCATACAAGAATGCGTAGGAAATTGTCTTGACCAATTTTCGGGATACACCAATCTTGTTAGCATTTTCTTGGTGTATGTCACCATGCAATAACACTTCTGCGTACCTACCTCCATCCCATCTTGCAAGATAATGGGCAAGCATCCGTAGCTCAACACCAGCAAGATCACACCCGACCATGCTGAGATTAGGCGAGGCAGTGAAAAGTCTTCTAAATCTTTCATCACTCGGCACCTGTGCTAGATTCGGAGATCTATGGGCACATCTAAATGTAGCTGTTGCTACTGAACAATGGTGGTGAATTCTATTAGACGTCGTAACAAGCTTCTGCCATGCGTTCACGCCTTCTGATATCATCCCAAGCTTTTTGGTCAGATCCAGTAGTGTCAGAAACTGAAGAGCTATATCCGTTCCAATATCTTTCAATACGGTCTCGTCTATAACCGCCTTCCCTGAATTCGTCAGTGAGGATGGCTGCCAATCGTAATGTGTGGAAAGTATCCATGCTATATGATCCCTAGAAGTAGGGTTTAGTTCTTTGAGTTTGGTGAATGGAGCATTAGCGACATAGCCTTTGGTCCGATTAGCTCGCTTAGGAGTAAATACTGGTCCGCTAACGTTAGGATACCTGTTGCGTAGTAGTTTACTAGTTTCTTCATACTCTTTTCTGAGAGAAGATTCAAGTTCCCGTGCAGCTTGCTCATCAAAATACCATCCATGTTGCTCCTGTTGTGTAAGAATCTGTGCTACCTGATGCTCTAACGAGACCCATTCAGGTATGGGAGGAAGTGATTCCATAATTTTTTAGTAACAATAACATCTTGAACACAATAGTCTTGCATCTCTTGACTCCATTCTTTCCAGTCTGTAGTTTTAGAGAAGTTTCCTTTGTATTCATTTAGCCTATAACCGTAGGCTTCTAGACTGTGACGTCCGTATAACTGTAATGGCATATGTTTCCACACATGCTTCTTATCTATATCGAGAAGATTCGGATGATATAAGCGAGATAGAATAAGGGTATCAATAACAATACCACGAGGGGAAAACCAAGGATAGAGATTTTTAATAACAGGAATATCATAGCCGATGATATTATGCCCGATAAGAATATCAGCCGTTTCCAACCATCCAAGACCGGTCGTGATAGAATAGTTCGTACCCATCGGTAAGTCTTTTGGAGTCTTGGCATACGGCTCATCATTGAAGGTTTCCGTCCTTTGATCGTTTCCCCAGTGTAACGAAAGACAATGTATTCTGGTTGCTTCATTTAGAAGACCGTTTGTTTCCAGATCGAACACGATTGTCCCCACTCCATTGGTAGGTTTTATCGACGAACTTGGCTTTTTCAATTGCTTCTTTGCTAGGTGGGTTAGGTGATTTCAATTCTTTATCTAAATGTTTATACCATGGATGTTCATACCCTCCATCAAAAATCCGTGGTTGGGTTGAAAATTGGTGATTCCGTAGTTTCATAATCAGTGAATCGTGAAGTTTCTAAATCAAATTTTATTTTACCTGCGAATCCCGTTTCACCAGAATAGCGGTTCTTAATAATTCTAAGAGTCGCAATATCTCGTTCATCTGTGGACTGTTGATTTCGTT